GTCTTCATATCATGAATCCCATAACCATCATAACCTTTTTCACACAAATATTTTGATAACTCACTATCATTATCACTCTCTGAATTACGTATTCCTGTCATATGTCCATAGTTGTGTTGTAAAATATGTTGAATAACTTCTGGAGAAGATTTATATATCATTTCCTTAGTACTTTTTTCATCCAATGCTAACAACTTGTATTCACGGGTTGTAACAAATTCAAATATAATCCCATATAGTCTCTCATATTCTTCTATGTATTCAGGAGACATGTTTTTAATACCAAAAAAATAATTTCTACTTGGGTCTAATTTTAAACCACTCTGACTTTTATCATACGTTTTTGTCGCCTTAAATAAACCAAAATTCGCTGGTATGATATAATAATATATACCATTCTCCTCTACTTTGTTTTTAAACCACTCCATATACTATATATTTATATTTTTTCCATTCTTAATTAAATAATATTTTATCAATTGTTGTGCGAACACAAAACATACGATGTAAAATAATTCCTAATATGAATAAAAATATTACTATATATATGTATTTATATTTTGAAAAAAACATATGAATAAATAATCCGAGTAACAGTGTCAATAAAACATCTACAATTGCAATGTCATATATTCTATAAGAATGCGCGCCTTCACCAACCTTTCCAAATATATATTTATATTTACAAAACATATATAATATATTCTCATAAATTTATTTTTTAATTTTTCTTGTTCCTATATGTTAGTTCTTTAATTGATGCTGGTAACTTAGGTAAAGTTTTTAGACGAAACCTGACACATTCTAATGAATTAGGCAACACAGTTGTTATGGATTTTAGAAAAGGGTTATTACTAATAAGTAATTGTAACAGTAATAATAACAAATTCTATAATAAAAATAATAATGTCAGACACTCAAACTCAATATCATCCAAAATATTATTTTTCAGTAGGAGCAATCTTTAGAAATGAATATCATAGTATAAAGGAATGGATACGGCATTATATACACCACGGAGCAGACCATTTTTATCTAATCAACGATAATAGTGATGACAATTTTATGGAATGTATTCAAGAGTTTATTGAAAAGAATTATGTTACTCTTTTCAATGTAAACGAGCCTTATTATTTAGGAAGACAGCGTAATTTATATAATAGACACATTTTACCTCTACTCAAAGAAAAAGAAACAAAATGGCTTTTAATGATTGATTTAGATGAATATGTATGGTCTCCAAGATGTATTGATTTAAAGGAAAATCTAATACATTCAGAACATTTGGGACAAATTCAAATGAGACAAACTATATTTGGTTCAAATGGTTATATAAATCAACCCAAATATTTAGTACCTTTTTTCATAAAAAGAAGATTAGATAATTCTCAAGATGTAAAATATAAGTATTTTGTGAATTCTTCTTTCGAATTTACTTCTCTCAATATTCACCACGCAGACTTTGAAAAAAGTGAATATGTGACAAACGCAAACGTTTTTATGGTTGTTAATTTTGATTGGTTTACTCTAAATCACTACTGTTGTCAATCTATAGATTTTTGGCAGAATGTAAAATGTAAAAGAGGAGACGGTGACCATTATTTTGTAAGAACAATGGAACATTTCTATCATAATGATATAAATGAAATTGAAGATTTGGAATTGTATAATCAAAACAAAGAACTTTATTACATTGACAGTTCCACATAATTGTGTAAAATAAATATAATTATTTAATCTGTGTCCATCATAAATGGAGTAACTAATTTGTTTATTTTTTTACTAGTTGGGCTGTTTAGTAATATATTACGCTTCAAAGGAGTATTCACGTTAGCTTCAACAAAATAGATAGGTGTTTCATCCATAAAAATGTGCAAATCTCCGAATTTACTTGCATTAGAATAAACATCATTATTTATTTTTTTGAAGTCATCAGATACCAATACATCTTGTAAATATTTGCACGCATCTGTTACATTATTTATGTTGTTTGGTAAGCCCGTGGCTTTTGATTCTTTTTTTCCGTATGCCGTATCAAGGACTAGTTGTGGTTTATTAATCAAACTTAAATGATTATAATAATAGTGTAATAATCTTAAATCTTGGCTTTGATTTTTAGTAATCAATTCTAAGTAATGGTAATCAGAAGTATTTCTATTATCTTGTAATAACCAATAACCTACTTCAATACCACTATCTGGCTCACACGCATTTATTCTGCCTAATTGTTGATGTATTTTTAATGAATAACCGTCAATGTCAGAATTTGTTTCATCCTTGAAAAAACATCTACCATAATCTATGATTTTTGAAACATAATAAGATTTAAACGATACAATAACATTATTTTTCATATGATAATAAAATTCAATATACTTATTTTTGGACGGTTGAGTTAATAATGCGTTACCTGGATGTAAATCATAATGAGTAAAATTATTTTTTAAACACATCAATGGCATATAAATTTGAAAAAGGTTTGAACATAACTCACACGTGTCATTTATATCAAATATATTGAGTGTAAGAGGATATTTATCTTTAAAACTTACAGCTTTCAAATATTCTACTAATATTGTGATATATTTAGATTTGCTACAAGATATTTCCAAATTGTTTATAATGCCAGGTTCAGAAGTTGCATCGGGTATTGGAATTAGATTACTATTTAATTTACTTACTTGTATGTTTTCTTCTTTTACATTTTGCCACGATTTATCATTATTATAATAAAATGCTCCATAAGTATTAATAAAACACGGAAAGTATTCTAATTGTTTGTTTAAAAATTTGCCTACTAAATATTCATAATATAAGTTATCTGTATTTGGTTGCACGGATGATTTTAAAACGGCATATGCAACATATTCTTCTTTTTCATAGGTTAGTAAATTCACAAAACCATTCTGAGAATCTTCACCAATTTTTTTTATATGTTTTAAATATTGAAAGTCGTGAAAATTATTAAAGTAAGTTAATATTGCAATGTTCAATAAATAATCAAAAGAAATGCAGTTGGCAGGGTCTGGGCAACGTTTTTTTAATAACAAATTCATAGTTGGTATAATAGTTTTTTTTGCGGTTTTCGTATTTTTGCGTGTTTTTGAAGAGGGTTTAGACACTCTTTTTGTTTTAAGCATTCTTTTTGTTTTAGAACTACTAATCCATGCTTTTATTCCGTGAATATCCCCTTTCTTTCTAGTTTGCGCGTTCATTATATATAGAGTAAATAATATTATTTGAAATATATATCATGAATTATATATTTGAAGCGTTTTACGTAGGTTTATATAGTGTTGCATTATATGTTTTATTAGAAAAATTACTAATTCTATTTAATAAAACCAATATATCTATATATTTTCTTTTATTTTTTGTAGGCTTTATAAAACATTTTTTTGGTTATTTACTTAATATACATACATTATATTGTAATTATGTTTGTAATAAAAAAGTAGGTCAAGTATTTATTTCTAGTTATTCTGATTATTTATGGTTAGAGAGTATTATAGAAGGAATATTATACTTATTTATTGGCGCAATATTAATGAGATTTATATCAAATAAAATGTTATTGTTTTTTATGATTGGTGTAGTATTACATATTATTTTTGAAATGTTAGGATTGCACAAATTATTTTGCAATATAAGATGCATCCGTATTGTTGAATAAAAATATAACGTATCAAAATTTTATTTTTATTTTTTTAGTATTATTTTTTTTTAGTATTACGATGGTTTAATAATTTATTCAAAAATCCTTAACTGCGTGCTCAGTCAATGTTTTCACATTTTCAAGTAATATACCAAGGTCTGTTTTTCTGTCATGCTCATGAACACTTTTCATTTTGCATTCTAAATGTGTTTGTAATCTCTGTAATGAATGTTTGTATACTTCAACCTTATCAGTCATCCCTTTCTTTTTTGCTAATACAATCCATCCAAGTTCTTCAAACATTCTTTCATACCACTTATTCAAACCGTGCATAGTTGCTTGACGATGTTTACAACTTTTTGATGTTGAGCCTTTCATTTTTCTACCTTTAAGTGTTTTTACCATTATAGTATAACTAAATATTATATATAATAAAAACACTTAAAAAAAATTGAAATGAAAATATTCAATATAAATAAACATAATACAATACAATAGTAATACAATAGTAATACAAACGTGAATAAAAATTTATTGATAATATAATATGTTACAACAGTTAGTTGATAATTATGAAAACGTGTATATTTCAATTGGTGGTAAATATTATGATAAAAGTCCTGTGCCAAATTATATAAAAATAAGTCAGATGATACCTAAATTTTTAAACGGAGTATCTAACTTAGTTATTATTGTAGATTCTTTTGAAAATGCACAAGATATTGAATTACAAAAAGAATATATAAAAAATGATTCAAGATGCACATTTTATTTTATGAATGTGGTAATAAATGAAGATACCATAGATATGTTACATAATATTTTATATAATAGATTAGAATACACAACAAATAATACGTGGATATGCAACTATGTAAATCCACATAAAATAAAATTACATAAAATATTATATAATTCAAAATATGAAAAAATGAAACGTATTACATATAGTTGGTTTGGACATATACATAATTTGTATTTTGCAGACAAATTATACCCGGTTAAGTACATTTCATTATTTAATGATGTAAATATAAATAAATATTTCACTTACAAAGAATACGGAAAAAGAATGGATATTGATTTATTACGTATTATGGAAAAAAATATGGTTTCGTTTTGTCGCGTTTGAGTGTTCTTTTAACAGTGCTTTTTATTAAGCGAGAGTCGAGTATAAATTTATTTATTTTTTCTCTTTGTTCCAAAATAATCTCAATAATGTTTTGAAAATAGTTTCTGAATTGAGGTTTCATTTTATCTAAGTCATCTATACAAACCCAGCGGATCTCTTCCTTTTCAAATATTTTGGTTTCCTTTAATATATTTTTATCTAAATAAGATTTTAAAAACTTGTGGTTATTATTATAATACATAGGTAACTTGTCATCATAGACCATTGGGAAAATATGCATTCTATATGTGGAATGTGACTCGCTTTTATAGTCTATATTATATGTCCCACGTTTTAATATTTTTTTAAGGTCTTTTTGAGAACCTAAAAATCCAGTTAGTTCTTCTGTTCCTTCGCGAATTGCTGTCTCCAAGTATGTTTCATTGTTATCTGTACCGCCTCCAAAATCGGAGAACCCTTTTGCAGAGTCTTCATATTCATTTTCTTTACCAAAAAGAAAATACAACTTACCTTTATGAATTGTAGTAGGAAGAATACCCGCGCCCATGTTATAATATAACATATTATATAATTTTATCTATGTAAAAGTAGAAGAAAAAGTTTCTAATATTTGTTGAACTATTTTACTTCCTCCTTGATTAGATGGTTCAATATCAAATGTAAAATCTTCTGGAGTTGTTAATAATCCGCTAATTTTAATGACTTGAATATTGTTTTCGTTGCTGTAACTATATATTTGTTTATTCCATTCGCTTATTAAGTCTTTATAAGGTGCAAATTTTAAGTTAGTAGGGTAGTATAAGTCTAATAAAATAAGGTTTGAATTGTCCATTTTAGTTCTAATTGATTTTATTAAATTTTTGTATGCACCAAAAATATGATTTAGTTTATCTCCCGTAGTGTATATATCTAATATTTCTAAAATATTATTTCCACCAACAGAAAGAAAAATAGTAGTAGTTTTATCATTCATATTTAGTGATATTTTTTGAAGTTGAGAGAATACATCTACTATTTTTGAATTATTTTGTGCAAAACAAGTTATATTAGCATTGGTTGATTTTTGTAATAGTTTTTCAATAGATTCGTTTTCATCAACAAAAGAATTATTTTTTAGAATACTATCACCTAATAATATAATATTGTTACGCGCGGTAAAATATTCTTTTGTAAAAGATGCAAAATATAGAATGATAAAAATGGTAAATATGGTAAAAATGAATAATGATAATTGTGAAAA